TACTGTATCTAAGCTGCAAGAATACCTTACTGATATTTTCATAGCCCGCAATCGTAGTGGTAAGGAGACGAGACAGATCAAGGTAGGTATATATTGTCCTCATAGAGGTCATTGGGTAATACTATCTAATGGTCCAGACGGATGTCCTAGATGTTACGCAGAGAGACTAGGCCCATACTTAAAGGAATACGCAGATTCACTAAAACAGCAAATGAATGGAAAACACGCCTAAATTAACACTTACTCAGTACGAGTTTCTTAAAAATGAGGTCATCAAGACTATGCGGGATTACCCAGAACTCAGACTAGGCCAGACATGGTTTAACGAACTAGTCGCGCACTTACCAGCTTACGAGTTTGTAAGAGGATCTGAATTTGGCCCGTTTTATCGAGACGAAGTACTATTAGATCTGTTTTATCACATTCTACATGAACAAGCTTACGAGTCTTGGAGATGCTCCATTGCTTACCAAGTTCTTCATGGCAAAGCTTTGGATAAACAAACGGAAGCTGTACCAGTAGATACTTCTGGTAGTGAGCTGTCAGACTTTGTAGAAGGGGAGGACAATTACGATCCTCATAACAATAATATAACAGCGTCATATATACTGCCAGACGACTACGTTAAAGCTTTAGAAGATTCCGTTAAGGAAGAGGCTGAGAGATATATCAGAGAAGCAGAAGAAGTTAAACAAAAAGAACTAAAACTTATGGAAAACGCACAAGTTAATATCGTACACGAGAATGAGCATACTCCAATGATTGCTAATAACTCTACAAGCGACACTACTATAGTACTTAAGCCTGGAGCATCTATCGGCACTGCTCTTTCTTACGCTCAGGACTACTGCCCAAAAACTATAACCTGGACAGAACCAGATAACAAAAAGGTAAATGTTACACTACGGTTAAGCACAAAGAAAGACTTGGATAAGGTACTCCTATTAATAAGAGATCTTCTTAGCACGAATCCAGCAACAGAGCTAACTTTAGAGGGATTAGAGATAGCCCAATGGTAATAGTAGCTGAAATGAATGATTGCGCAGTAGAGATATGGGACTTGACTGAACAGTATCTAGCAGAATTCTCTAATAAGGAGAATGGAAGCTGGATCAGGTCTACTTTTGTACTCTGTGCGCGTCCTGGCATCCAACCTAAGCAGTTAAACAACTACGTTTACAAGCGTTATCATGATGCTAAGTACTTAAAATTAACGAAACTTTAACGTTAGGGCTACTAGTGAAATAAAATAGTTCTCATTCTATAGCCTTCAAACTTATTTAATTTCGTATATTTGTAAGACAACACTAAATATGAAGATCAACTACCCACCCACTACGGATGAGCAGTTTACAGAGGTGTTGCTTTCTTTCCTGTCCTCCCTTCGTCCCGTTAAGCAGAGGTTAACTAACTCTGAGATAGAACATCTTACTGAGTTTATCAATCTAGCTCCTAAGTATCGTTCACAGATGTTTTCGACCCTGTCTAAGACGAAGGTGAAGGATATACTAAAGGCTAAAGGGAAGACAGCTACAACAGGAAACATAAACATAAAACTATACTCTCTTATTAAGAAGGGTTATCTTAAGCGTGACGAGGATTCTGTAATAGTATTACAGCCTTCTGTACAGCGCCTACTAGATATATTCCGACAGACAGGAAAGTTACAGTTCTCCCTTACCTTTAACCGTGATAAAGAAGAAAATACAACCAATAGTTAAGAAGACAGCTGAGACTCTCTCCTACCCTGAAGAAGTTGTAGCACACTTAGTTAACTATTCCTTCGCTCGGTTAAAGGAAGAGATGTCTACCTCACCTAAACATCCTAAAATACGCGTCTATCATCTAGGCTCTTTTGAGGTGTCTCGACCAGCGCTACGCTCCGAGATACTTTCTACTATATGGAAGTTACGACAAACTCGTACTCAAGAGCTGATAGACAAGCTCAACAGACTATTACAACTACGACATAAAGCATATGCCTACTCAAAATCAAGAGAGTTTAAGCGGCGTTTTGGAACCTGGCACTATAAAGCTGCTGGGGGACCGGACACTACTGAAGCTCCGACAAGCTGAAGATCACACTACCTTACCAGGAGGATTAATCAAGCCACAGTTCGAGAACTTCGAGACTGATGGAGGTAAAGCTTCTTCTCGTATCTCATCTCGTAAGTTCCTATCTATAGGAACCGTACTTGCAACTAACTCCCCCGATCTAAAGGTAGGAGACGTTATTACGGTTATGCCTTCTTGCGCTAACCCTACTTACTTCTTTCCACTAGATAGATCACAACTGGCACCTACTTTTGATGGTACAATACTCGTACCGAATACAATGATAGAATGTAAAACAACCAACTAATGGCTACTAAAACAACTAAGGCGGCAGCAGCGTTCGTCGACATTAAAGAATTCAATACCGTAAAACTCGAACTAGAACAAGCTAAGACTGTCGCTAATAACAACATTCAGCTTGCTACCTTCTTCGCTAATGCACAGATGGCGATTGATAACCGTATCATGGAGACTCCTTTTAAAGGAAAAGTTAAGAACTCCTTTTTCTGGGTAGTTGCTAACTGGGGCGAACTGATCTCCCTCATCCAGTTCATTATCGAGATTGTTAAGCAAGTGAAGCAGAAGCTGGAAGACCTTCGTAAAAACGCTCCACAGCCTGATGCTAAGTAGTTTTGACATAACTCAAGACTTCCATAGCACCAACCCTCACATACGAGTACTATTACCACAAACAGAAGGTATGCCCTCATCCCACATATGGGGGCTCTTTCTCTTTGCTCATCCAGACTCGAAACTCTTTAACGAGACTCCGCCTACGCGTAAGCAGCTAGTTGTAGAGTTTTTAAAAGACCCTACCTTCTCCTTCGAAGACTATCCTGACTTACTAGAGGATATATCTAACAAGGTTCTTACGAAGGCTCAGAGATCATTGATGATATGGGAGGAGAAGCTACACGAGCGTGAGGCTCTAATGGCTTCTGTTAAATACGATCTCAACAACTTCGAAGTTGTTGACAAGCTGATTACAGGGACTTCGAAGCTCTGGGACCAGTACGACAATATCAAGAAGGCGTTAATGAAAGAGGAAGCCAAGACATTTGGTGACCAAGAAGAATCAGCATCTGAAAAAGGTTTAATATGACATATAATGTACTTGACGTACTGGCTACGTACATGGAGAATACCAAGCAGACTAATGAATCCCGCAAGGCTTCCTACTGGCAAGCATTCAACGCTGGCAGCGATTACGAGCACTGGTGCGAAAACGCTGATACTCAGGATGAAGAGCAGGCTCCAGATTTCTTACGGTGGTGGGATAACAACAAGCCTGTGTTTCATCTCGACCTAGGCTACCTAGGATATATAGAAGGTTGTTTCAAGCTTGGAATACCGCCTCACGCTTACGAGGATTGGCTAGGGGCGACGCAGAATCACCCGGACGTATATACTAAGCTAGATGAAGAAACTAGAACCTACAAGGAAAAAAGTACGCTGCATAAGATGTAGCAAACTGCACCTACCTACTGGGGGTACTAACAACAAAACTCACCCCTTATGCTGGGATTGCAAACAGGCATTTGGTGAGCAGGATGGGGAATATGAGGAACTACGCACAGACTTTTCTGTCAACTGATTACTACTTCCCCAAATAACAATAAGAGGTAACATTTTTGCTGGCCCCGAAAATGGGCTGTTTTAGGGCATTTATTAACTGTTTTCACCTAAATACGGCCAAAAACACCTCAATTTACCCGGATAATCCAAAAATACCAGTTGTTATAAATAACAACAATTTGGCTGTTTTTTTGTTATCCGTAACAACAATTTTTCATATGAAAAGTATAAAGAGAACAATAAACTTAGATTTATCTAAGTACGCTAATGTAGAAACTGGAGAACTAATGCTAGACGAACTAGACAAAGACACCTCCATTAAGGTGCTGAAGGATACGAACCTAGTAGTGCTGGATTCTAAAAACTATTTTGTGGTAGACATAGAGGTTCTTACCAACCTACTAGCTGAAAAAGTACTAAAACCAGCTGACCTAGGGTACATAATGATGCTGTCTCAGACACTACGCAGTGAGTATAACGCAATCTACCAACAGACGATACCACACACGCTGGAGTCTATGGCTGAACTACTGGGGCTATCTTACAATAGAACAACTAGATTAGTCAAATCTTACTGTAGTAAGAATGTTATGTATAGACTGATGACAGCTACTGAAACAGTTTATTGTATTAATCCTTACCTCACACGCAGACGTAAGACGCTCTCCAAAGAGTTAGTAGCTCTATTCAACAAGTTCGGTAAACAAGCTAAAAGACCTAAAAAAGCAAAGAAGTAATATGACTAAGAAAGTAATCACCTCCCCACAGGAAGCTCTCTTGAGAGGAGCAAAAGTACTGGAACAAGCAGTAGCATCTACACTCGGTCCTAAAGGCCGTACAGTTATTATCGAAGACCACCAAGGTAAAGCTCTCGTTACTAAGGATGGAGTGACAGTAGCACACAACATTACCTTAGAAGATCCTGTCGAGAACTTCGGTGCTATGCTGATTAAGCAAGCAGCTCAGATGACAGCCCGTAAAGCTGGTGACGGAACAACTACATCTACCATTATCGCTACAGCCTTAGCTACAGCTGCTTACGAAGAAGTTGCAGCAGGTAGACATGCTATCGACATTAAGCGCGAGATTGATACAGAGGTAGACCGTCTTATCACTCACCTTAATAGTATATCGACTTCTGTTACCCTGGAAGATATTCTTCCTATCGCGACTATCTCTGCTAACAACGACTCTGAAATCGGAGAACTTATCCACAAGGCTTACGAGTACGTGTCCTTACAAGGTTTGATAGCACTAGAAGAATCTAAGACTGGCAAGTCTCACATCACTCTTAACGAAGGTTACAAGTTCGATCGTGGCTTTGTGTCCCCATTCATGGTAACTGATAAGCGTAAGCAAGAAGCAATCTTTGAAGACCCTCTTATCTTTATTGCAGAGAAGAAACTTCGTACTCCTGAAGACGTGGAAACTGCTATGAGAGTAGCTCTTCAACGCAACCAGCCTCTGCTTATCATCGCAGACGAGATTGAGATTCAGGCTTTACAGATGATTCTGGCCAACGTATTAAGAGGAACAGTTAAGGTGTGCGCAGTTAAGTCTCCTTCTTATGGTCTTAACCGTAGCGAAGTACTTCGTGACATTGCAGCCCTTACTTCTTCCACAGTCCTTTCTGATAAGGAAGGTATGGACACCAACGTTATGCTAGCTGATTATCTTGGTACTGCTAAGAAGGTTATTATTACTGCTGATTCCACTACCATTATAGATGGTAAGTCTTCTCCTGAAGTTAAGACTCGTATAGAGATGATTGAGAACCAACTCTTGAAGGAATCCGTAGATGACTACACTACTACCCAACTGACTGGACGTCTAGCTGGTTTGACTGCTAAAGTTGCTGTCCTACACGTAGGTGCTGCCACTGAGTCAGAACTTGCTGAACGTAAGGCTCGTGTTGATGATGCTCTCCGCGCTACCCGCTCTGCTATTGTTAAAGGTTACGTATTAGGTGCGGGCAGAACTCTGTTTGATCTTGCTGCCATGAGCAAAAGCCCCGTACTGAAAACAGCTCTTATCCGTCCAATAGAGCGTCTAGCTGTGTCTGTCAATTTTGATTTCGATTCCCTTGTGTTGGAGATGACTAACGCACTTCCAGCTGAAGGCGGACTAAAATCATATCCTTACGGTCTAAATGCTAAGACTGGTAAGATTGAGAACCTAGCAGAGGCTAAGATCTTCGACCCTACTCTAGTTCTAGAACAAGCTATCATCAATGCTGCTTCTGCTGCTTCCATGATACTTCTATCATCTACTGTTGTACACAACGTAGACAGAACTCCCCCCTATAACCCTGGAACATTAGATGATTTATCCGCCTAATCCGAGAGAATTTATTATTGAGGTGCCAAGCCTACATCCACTGTCGGTTGATTACCTCACTTTCTGGAGAGAGCAAAAACGACGTTGTATTGAAGGACATTGGGTGGGTGGCTACTATATGCCGCCTGCCCTTTACTTTTATGTGAACTTTGGTACTATTAAGAAGAATGAGAAGGGTAGTAAGGTTAAGTCTCTAGCCCGCCCTAACTTACGTGACCTAGAATGGTTATTCTTTAGACACTACACAGAAGCTAAAGGCTTCTCTGGCTTTGAGGATGATCCAAGTATAACCTGTTTTCGGGGATTAGTTGATCCGCTCTACCCAGAGTTTCTTTACCCACCACATGTGTACAGGACTGATGGAACACTAAAAGATTATGAGCCAGCTAGGACCTATCTAGAGAGGTTTCATCCACGCCACTACCAGTTACCCGTTTACGATAACGAGTGTAAGAATGTTATGATGTTGGGCTCTCGTAATATCGGTAAGTCGTACATGGTAGGTGCAGGACTGATACCTCACGAATTCCTGTTTAACGGGGCAACTAGGTACAACGAAGAGACCATACTTAAACCGCAAGTAGTAGAGCTTCTAGTAGGTTCAGCAGATTCTTCTAAGTCAAGGGACATTCTCAACAAGACTCAGGACTGCTTCGATTTCTTACCAGGCAAGATGGAAGCTGGTGGTAGACTTTATCCTGCTCCTTTCGCTAAACGTACATCAGGTTCTTGGGCTGTCAACTCCGAGGTTGTAGCTGCTTATAAGAAGAAGATGGATGGTGGATGGGATAAGTCGGGTACGAAGTCTAAGATCATGCACAAGTCCTTTAACGCTAATCCGTTCGCTGCCCAAGGTACTCGCCCTACTCTATTGGTTATCGAAGAATGCGGTCTGGTTGCAGAGCTTAAGGAGATATACCAGCACACACGTGACAACCTTCGTAACGACTCAATGCAGAAAACAGGCATCCTTATGATGCTTGGAACGTCTGGTGACATGGAGAAAGGTTCGTTACCGGCTTCTGAAATGTTCTACCAGACAGAGCAGTACGACATCCTAGCGATGGAGGACACGTACGAGTTTCGTGGTAATATCGGATTCTTTATACCAGGTTATCTGGCCATCGGGGAACTGAAAGATGCTAATGGTATCTCAATGATTGATCTTGCTACTAAGAAGATCGAGGCTGAGCGCGAGAAGTATAAGGGCACGTCCGCACTTACGCGTATTATCCAATACCACCCGCTTGTTCCTTCGGAGATGTTCTTAACTAAGTCTGCTACGATATTCCCTACTCCAGAACTTCGTAACAGAATGACATACGTACAGAATCATAAGATATACGAGCTGGCGGAGAAGAAAGCTGAGCTATACTTTGACCCCACATCTATTTACAATGGTGTTACGGCCAACATTAATCCTTCGTTAAAGGCCATATCTAAGTTCCCTTATAGCGAGGACGATAGAGAAGGTTGTGTAGTCATATACGAACACCCGCATCTAATAGATGATCGAGTTCCAGAAGGCGCTTACATTATTGGATGTGACCCCTACAAAGATGACTCACAGACAGGAACATCGCTAGCTTCTATTTACGTGATGAAAACCAATAAGTACTTTTCTACTGTAGGACACAACGAGATAGTTGCCTCCTACATCGGACGTCCTTATCTAGGTAAGAACCAAGTGAACGAAACTTTACATAAGCTTTCCATGTTTTACGGAAACGCTAAGATATATTTCGAGAACAACGTTGGTAACGTCAAAGACTACTTTGAGAAAGTAAGAAGACTTGACCTGTTAGCTACCCAACCTGTGACTGTCTTCAACAAGAAGGCCACACACTTATCCTCCCCTTCACTTATCTACGGCTACCCTATGTCGAACGATAAGATCAAGTGGGAGGCTTTGCAGTATCTACGTACTTGGTTACTAGACGTCAGAGAGACTACTGATGGTAAGACCACACGTAACCTAGACATGATATGTGATCTAGGACTACTGCAAGAATTAATTTCATTTAATCTAGATGGCAACTTTGACCGAGTGATGAGTCTGCTAGGATGTATTATAGGTCTAGAAGAGACTACGAATATATCCAAACGAAGGGAGAAACACGATCAGTCAATGACTCCCATGCGTGAACAATTTAAGAAACTATTTATAAACAACTCCACAATATTCCATGCAGGATCTACCCAAACAACGTCTCTCTTTCAAAAAGAAGTCGGAGGATGATTTTCAGTGGGCCAAAGACACAATAGACTCCCTTCTAGCTAATACCTTATTCTCTCACGACCCAGCAGATGTATCAAACACTGACTACGAGCGTATGATGTCTAACTACCAGTTATACAACAACGTAATTAATCAGAAAGACTTTGCTCGTGATTGTAACCCACTGGGTATAGATGTAGGACAAGTCCAAGACATAATTCGCCCCTACAACAAAACATATAATAAGATACAAGTACTACTGGGAGACGAGCTTCTTCGCCCATTTAATTACAAAGTAGTACTAGCTAATTCGGAAGGTGTGCAGTCTAAGATGGCTCACCGAGACTCTCTGCTACGCTCTTATATTTATTCCGAGATACAGAATACGATTTCCTCTATCTCTCCTATGTACCAACCGGAGTTACTTGAGGAAGGTACTCAACACATTATGCCTCCAGAAGAGATAGACCGCTACATGTCTACTAAGTATATGGATGCAAGAGAAATCTTGGCCAACAAGATTCTCAACTATCTTACTAAGAAACTCTCTCTTAAAGAACTTAAGAATGAAGGCTTCAAGCACGCGCTTATCTCTTCTATAGAGGCTGTATATATCTCTATGGAGAATAACGAGCCTAAAGTAGAAGTGCTTAACCCGCTTAACCTGTTCTTTCACAAGTCTCCAGAAACTAAGTATATCCAGGACTCTTTGTACGCGGGCTACCGCTCTTACATGACCACTGGTGAAGTTTTAGATCTATACTCCTCCTATCTTACACAGGAACAGATACGACAGATAGAGGAAGAGAAAGGTGGCTCCACACTACGCACGGTTCTGCCTAAGAACAATGCCACATACGGCCACCGTCCTTACGAGACTAATGGCGTGTTTGGATCAGGCGCTAACTCACCTTATCACGTAGTAGAACACGTAGAATGGGTATCTCAGAAGAAAGTAGGGTTCCTTACCTACACTACTGAAGACGGCCCACAAGAGACCATAGTTTCCGAAGACTTCGTTGTACCTAAAGATGTGATTATAACTACGGTTGTTAAGGAATACGGCAAGAAATGCAAATACTATACTTGGGACGATCCTACCACTTCTTATACACTGGAGTGGAGCTGGGTACCTGAAGTATGGCAAGGCGTACGTATAAACCACGACATCTACTGCCAGATAGGTATGGTACCACACCAATTCAGATCTATGGACAATCCTTTCGAGGTTAAGCTTTCTTACCACGGTGTAGTATATAATGCTACTAACGCAGCTCCCACCTCCTTAATGGATAGGATGAAACCATTCCAGTACCTGTACCTAATAGTAATGCACAGGCTTAAGAAGTTGATTGCACAAGACAAGGGTAAGGTGTACAATTTGGACACATCTATGATTGATCCTGACTTAGGATTAGAGAAGACTCTGTACTATATAAACGATCTTAATCTGAATATCTACAACTCTTTACAGAACGCAGATATGCCAGGACAAGCGCAGCGCTCCTCAGTCCAGAACTCTACTGATATGGCGAATACGGCTCACATTATGAATTATGTGAATCTGTTAGCTGCTATTGACCAGCAAATCTCTGACGTAGCTGGTGTAACCAGACAGCGTGAGGGCCAGATAGGACAGAACGAAGCTGTTACTAATGCTCAGTCTAACATACAGACGTCCGCTGTTATTACAGAGATCTACTTCTTCCAGCACAGTGTTCTGTGGCAGGACATCTTAGCTACACTCCTTAACGTAACTCAAGCCGCTTGGAAAGAGAAATCTATTACTAAGCAGTTTGTGCTAGATGATATGTCACTAGCTACACTCCAGATCTCTCCAGCAGATTTAGACAACGCACAGTTCTCTATATTCGTTACAGACTCACCTAAAGAACTTAAGCTATTCGATAACTTACAGATACTGGCTGACCGAGCACTACAGGCTAACAAGATTAAATTCTCTGATTTGGTATCTATTTACTCCTCTACTTCTACCGCTGAAGTTAAAGGATTACTACAAGCTTCAGAAGAGTCTACATCGAAAGAACAGCAAGCTCAAATGCAGGCTGAGATGGAGCATCAACAAGCTCTTCAACAGGCTCAACAAGCTTACGAAGCTCAAGAAAAAGAGAAAGATCGTCTACATGAAATCACTATTGCTGAGATCGAAACTTTCAAATTTGTTAAGGAACAAGATGCTAATAAAAATGGTTTACCTGACCAGTTTGAGATAGAAAAGTTCGAGAGAGAGGCAGCACAAAAAGACAGAGAATTTAATCTTGTTAGCCTGTAGTGCTCGGTCAGCCAGTATCTGTAAGTTATCGAATAGCTTAAGTTCTTTAGGTGAGTCTGTAACGAATATAGAGAA